CAAAAGGTATTCAAAAGGTCGAGCAGCAGATAACGCCAGAGCAGTTGTTGGTTACCGTATCAGATTCTATCAATAAAGGAAATAAGTTAAATACTATGCAGGTTATCATTGACCTCCTTGGATTAACGATAAAAAATGGTGGAATCAAGGTATATGATGGTAACAACAGCCTTGTACTCTATGTTGATCAGAATACAAAGAAATTAAATTTCTCTGGTACGATATCAGGTACGACGATAACAGGAACACTATTCGATGGTGGAACTATCAGGACAAGCGACGGAGACATAGGAGGCTGGAAAATAGATTCCAATGGATTATATAATGGTACAGTCAAAATTAAGAATAGTGGAATCACCAATATCTATACATGGGCTGACTTGTATATTATCCGTTTGATAATTATGGGCACCATAAATGCTGATGATGATATGGTCTACCACTATGATTTTAATGGAGATGGAAAAATAACACCAGCTGATTACGCTACGTTGAAGAATAGATTAAAGGCTATGTAGGAGGTGATTAAATGGATATAGTAGTAACACAAATCAAACAGATTGGTAGAGAGATAATGCTTGACGGGAACAGTCTTATAGGTTATCAGCACTCAGCCAATCTTTTTATTAAGCTTATTAAAGACACATCAGAAACAAATCCATTTAAGGGAATGGTGTTATCTGGTTACTGTAGCAGCTGGAAATCAGATATGCCGATTGTATGCCCTCTACAAGAAAAAGATGATGGAACATACATTTTGTTGCCTGATGGGGTGTTTGAAAACGAAGGCGATGTATATTTGTCTTTGGCAGCGATCAATGAAAATAAAATCGTCATTACATCCAACCAACTGACACTACAGGTGGATGGATCTAATAGAATTGTATCTAAAGTATCGCCATCTGAAAAGTATTGGGAAATCGAAGTGCTGAATGCTATGAAAGTGTGGTATGCCAATGTAGTTGACCCGACCTTCAACTCCAGTAATGAAAAACTGAATCAGCTGATCAGACGAACAGAAGAACACGAAGAAAAGGCGGAAGACCTGCAGAAAAAAGCAGAGGAGCAACAGACAGCAGTCGATCAATCCACTACAGCTGCAGCGCAGGCTACGCAGACAGCGAATACTGCAGCAACCAATGCCGACGAAAAGGCTGCAGCAGCAAACACTGCGGCTCAGGCAGCGAACAAGGCAAAAGGCGATGCAGATACAGCTGCAGGAAAGGCAAATAAGGCAGCATCAGATGCTAATGCCGCAGCTAGTAATGCAAACACAAAAGCCGGAGAAGCTGCGGCAGCTGCGTCGGAAGCGAATACCGCAAGAGATAGTGCAAATACACTTACACAGACAGTGCAGCAAAAACTTGCAAATGGTGATTTTAACGGCCGTACTACCTATAACGGTATTGGTGATCCTGCTGCTGTTTTAGGGAAAGATGGAGATACATACCTCAACAAATCAAATGAAGGTCAGCACCCTAAATGGCTATATTTAAAAGAAAACGGCAAATGGACTCCTCTTTGGAATACACAAGGTATTGATGGTACAGACACAGTACCGGTAGGAGCTGGATATCTAGTATCCGGTGATACTGTTCCTCCGGGTTACAAGGAGACCACTCCCCCATTCAGCAATCCTAATCTGTTGATCAATGGAGATTTCCAAGTCTGGCAAAGGGGAACAAGTTTAACAAAACCTAATGCCATTCACAACGAGTATTTGGCTGATAGATGGATGATATTAACTTCTGCAAACATACAGAATTTAGTAGTATCCAAATCTAATCTTGGAGGAATTAGATTTCAAAACAATGGAGATAATGGATATTTTTGTATAATTCAACATGTCGAATTAGATGGGAAACAGACGTTCATGAATAATGCTAAAAAAATTACTTTGAGTTTTGAAATAGATAGTAATATGAGTTTTAACACTCAATGTACAGTTACACCCAATAGAGATATTGAATATGAAGTTAAGCAAGGGAAACATAAATATGAATTCGAATTTGACTTTATATTAGATGAAATAATGATATCAATAGGTTATTTTAATGTCTATCCTTTTAATTCAAATATAATGATTCCAAATGGCGCTGATTTTACTGTTAAATGGGTGAAATTAGAAGTAGGTTCGATAGCTACTCCTCTTGTCCCTAGACCGTATGCAGAGGAACTGATGCTATGTAAAAGATATGGTAGATACATATATGTTGATTACACGATAAACGCTGCATCAAATTCATTTTCTAATATGATGTCCGTCCCTATTGACATGCGAATAGCTCCGACATTGACATTGAGTGTAGGCGGAACAATGTCTAATCTCACTGGTGAGAGAATTACGTATTCAGCATTTACAGATCATATACTATTCAGTTTCACTGCCTCTGCAGCAGGAATGATTAGAGTGTACGGAAGAAAATATTGGGCTGATGCAGAAATCTATTAAGGAGGAAGAAACATGGCAAAAGTTTATGTTAAGACAGATTCAAATTCAGTGATCACAGAAATCAACAGTGATATTTTTCTTTCATTAGTAGAAGGATACATGTTGATTGACGAAGGTGAAGGTGATAGATATGCACATGCACAAGGAAACTACCTTGAAAACGGGCTAATGGATGATAGAGGAAGATACAATTATAAACTGCAAGATGGAAGTGTTGTTGAGCTGAAAGAAGCAGAAAAAGAGGAGTTATTCCCTTCTTCAAATCCTCTCCCCTCTGATATAGAAATTCTCGGTCAAATGGCTACGGATGCAGAAATCGAACGAATGGAACTTGGCCAGCGAATGACAGACATCGAGCTTATGATATTAGAAGGAGGTGCGCTGAATGTATGAAACGATTAAAGAGCGTTATCTAAAAAACTGGGTTACAGATACACAGCTTGAACGGTACGTCACTTTGGGTGCTTTAACAGAGAAACAAGTTGCAGAAATTAAGAGGTGTAAAAAATGAAATGGGTTGTTAAAGATGCAGAAAAAACGGCTACAAATGGGACAATTATTGATTCTCTAGATTCTGGCAGCACTAAAGATGCACCAAGCATCAATGCAGTTAATGAAGCTTTGAAAGAATATGAACTTATGAAATTAAGTGCACTCTTTTACCTGTCAGAAACAGATGGAGGAAAATATTATGGTAATTACGAAGAGTGGGTAACGGCAGGAAAACCTGTGGCCCCTGCTAATTAAAGGAGGATAAAAGCTTATGACAAAACTAACTACAAATAGTGGGGGGCGGATTTTACCGTCTCTTTACAATCTCCGAAAGGGGGTGCAGGATGTAGTTTCCTGCACCCACAGAAGGGTGGTGTCAGCTATCTAAGTAGTATGACACATGATGTATTATGATTTTTGTACCAACCAACTTGACTATACATTCAGCAGAACCAGTAAAAAGTGATTCCCGTACCTTTCCGTATCCTATAAAGGTTATCTCAGGATATTACAGTATCCAAGGGAGTGCACAGACAGGATTAAACGACAGACAACAAGCAATGAAGCTTGTGGAATCTTTCGAGGGTACAGAAATCATGTTTGATATCATCCTACACGCAGACGCGCGGACAAGAGTTATTGGACATATGTATCAGGAAGGATCGTACGGTGAATTTATATTTATGGGTTCTAATTCACTCGCCTTTTATGCAAAATATGATGGCGTATGGTCAGGGAAAGAACTTCTTAAGTAATACATCACACTACTAGATAGTGTATATATGATATTTATACCTTTAAAGCCTATAATAACGAAAAAATATTCAGTTCCAAGGCAACAATTCACGGCTAATCAAGCAGTTAAATTTGCAGCAGCAGATATAAAGATGAATCACAATGCATTAGCTAGCTCTATAGGAACATGCA